AAATTGCAACAACTCAAACCTTGTCCAGAGGACGAGATATTACTTGGTTTGATCCTGAAGTGATATTAGCCGATGAGGTTCATTTATCAGCTTACTGCCAATGGTTTAGGGATAACTTCCCAAATCTTAAAAACGGTAAACAGACAACTTCAATTAAAGATATTCGTGACGAATTATCTATGCTTGGTATCGCTGTAGAAAGAGAAGACATAGAATCTTATAAAATCACTTTTGATGAAGCTAAGGAAAAATACAAGCATCTTAGTCTAGTTCACGCTGAATCAAAGGAAGCTTTACAAGAGATAAACTCGGCATGGGAAGTAATTCGTAAGCAACAGCATCTTTTTTTGGGGAAAACCCTACCAGTAGATAATCGTTTCGTAATTGGTCTAACCGCGACCCCGTGGCGGTTATCAAAGCGTGAAGAGCTAGGAGATATATTTGAGGTTCAGGTAACTGGGCCTACTCCAAAAGAAATGATTGAACGGGGTGCGCTTGTTGGGTGTGTTTACTTTGGAACTAAAAATAAAATAAACACTAAAGGGGTAAAAATTAATGGTGGTGACTTTGATGCTAGTCAGTTAGAAATTCGTTGTTTAGAAGCGGTAAAATCGACGGTTTCCGAGTATCGTAGGCTCGGTCAAGGAAGACAATTTGTTTGTTTTGCTGCGGGTGTGGAACACGCCAAAAGCCTCTGTACAGAATTTAACGAAAGGGGTATCCCTACGGCTGTGATAACAGCCGAAACACCAGAACAGGAAAGAAGAGAAATATTTAGAAAAGTATCTGAATTGAGATTGAGAGGGATTGTAAATATTAACACTTGTGGAATAGGATTTAACCTACCCGCAATTTCTTGTATTATTCACGCCAGACCGACCAAAAGCCGAACCCTTTATATTCAGATGACTGGTCGGGGACAAAGGCTCTGTATTTGGTTAGATAAAGTTGACTGTCTTGTTTTAGATCAAGCGGGGAACGTAACCGAACACGGATTTATTGAAGATGTAGATTATCCTAAGCTCTCTACATCTTCCGATATTCAAAAAGGACAAGCTCCGATTAAAGAGTGCGAAAACTGCGGTAAAATAACCTACGCTTCCGCTCGTATTTGCCCTCATTGTGGCTATGAATTTCCAACAAAAGAGAAAAAACAAATAGCTAACGAAAGGCTAGAAATTATAATTCACGACAAGGATAGAGAGTTATACCTAGCCTATAAGTACGCTCTCAGAGAAGCTTACAAAAAAGGTGAACATATCGATAGTGTCAGGGGATGGATGATTAAAACATTCAAAAATCCTAAATTAAGCAAGGACTGGATGCCTCCTAAACCCTGGAAGCTACACGCAATCTTTAAAAAAGACTATACTGTAAAAGACTTGAATAATTACGAGGCTTACTTGAAAAGTCTTTGTAAAATTGAAAACGATAACTGGGTAAAAGCCAAGATGGGAGAGGAATTCGGGGATGACTGGGACAATATTCGGGAATAATGGATTATTACTGGCATCTTCTCAGGAATATAAAGAACAAATAGCAAACGAGCTATTTAGACTTATTTCTATAGGCTCCGCTCCTATTCTTTCCCGTACCCTTACTTCACCCCCAAACCCCCAGAATATAGATAGCTACTATATTGTCCCTACAGGAGCTACTGGGGCATGGGCGGGAAAGACCAATCAAATAGCCTACCCTGTAGTTGGTTTAAACGGATTGCCTACGGGAGTTTGGAGTTTTTGGCAGCCTTTTACTGGTCTAACAGTTTTTCTTGTTTCTGGAGAAACAATATTTTTCAATGGTACAAATTGGGTACTTACTTCTAATTTTGATCAATATTCTGGGGATATAGAAGCTCCTACTATTCAAACTTATCCTCTTGATTTTGCTTTATTAAGAGGGTATAATGTTTTAAGTTTTAGTGCCATAAGTCAATCCGGTACAGCTACTATATCAGTTAAAATTAATGGAGTAGATGTCCCTGGGTTAAATAATTTATCTATTACTTCTACTCGATTAACTGTTCCCGTAACAACAGGAAATTTTGTTGATGTGGGGAGCAGAGTAGAACTTGTTGTTTCTGCTATCAGTATCCCCAAACATTTGTTTTTTACTGTAGGAAGGAAATATGTCTAGGTATCTGTTTTTTCCACGCAATCTTTTAGTGGTTCCTTATCAATCTGGAATCTATTGCCTACCAACTTTTCCTATCAGACCAGAAAAAATCATTAATGTCCCTTATCAATCTGGTATCTATTGTCCCCAAAATATTGTTAGGAGTTAATCTCATGACCTTACCTATTGTTGGTTCAAGAAACACATTTGCCACTTATGGCTACCGTACTGCTATTGAGGGTGGTGTAGTTTTTAAATTTTCTGATTTTTACACTTTTCTTGATGCCATCGGCATTACTTCTAATCATAGGGCGTTTGACCCAGCTAATAATGGATATTTAAATTTTAGATTTCCTTCTGTAGATGCAGATATAGCTGAATTAGGACCTGTAACTACAGACTTTTATGATGGCCGCAGTAGAGCAAGAATTGGTTGGTTTGGAGAAAGTGGGGGTCTTAAAGGAATTGGATCGGATATTCAATTAATGGCTCATACCAAAGCTATTTATTTAGCCAATAATAATAATCCTGGCAGCCCAATCGGATTTGGCGCAGGAAGACAGCAGCCTAACAACCCCTTTATTTACGCCGTGGGAGATAGCAAAGGCTTTGCTATTTTTAGGGCAAAATATGATGGCTTAAATAACTTTGCAAATCAATGGGGTTTTACTTATTTTGGATACTGTGATAACCCGGCATCAGTTGCATTTTTTGGTAATAACCAAAGTTACCCCCTTGATTATATTGCCTACACCAATAGTAACTTGGGTTGGGTTCTTGCCCCCCAACCTAATACACCACTGATGCAGCGTAATAAACAAATGGCAAACCCTGGGCAGTGGAACGAAGGACCGGCTATAGGCGTTGACCTTATTACTTCTATAAACTGTGCTACTCCTACACCAAATGCTAGTGCTTCCAATCTGATTTTCCGTGACGACGGCACTACCGATTACGGCACTAATTATCCACTGGGAATAGCGAGGCCGTTCTTATTATTTACTACTCAAGACCTACCAATAAATAGTCTACACAGAGTTGAAAGAGTCCCGCCAGCCGAACCAACGCCAGAAGATCACTTTCATCTAGTAGTTGATAAAAATGGATTTGGCTCAACTCTTATGCCAATTATTACCGATGGTATTACGATGAATCCTTAAGCTATGATCTACTATCACATTTTTGGAACTGCTAGACAGAAAAGCTTGGATGGAAGCCAAGAAACCTTTATATTTTGGCGTACTGGCATACCGATTTCGTGGGATAAAAACCCAGTATTAAAGATTGTTGGTGGAATTAATTTGTTTGGTCAATTCTGGAAAATAGCCAGCAAATTTGGACAGCAAGTAAATATTTTCTCTATTCCAGAAAATCAGTACAGTTCTCGTTACACTGGTTCGGTTACTGACACAATTCCTTTGGAAAGAACCAGTAAAAATTACACTTATTCTGGTACTGTAACTGAACCCAAAAAACTTGCCTATGATGTGACAATAATTGACATTGTTCGCGTTACTAACTTGATCGATTTTCCCAGTAATCCTTACCCAGTAAATATTCCTGAATTTCCGATTATCCCAGACAAGGATTATCAAACAGAAATTCAATTTTCTAACTCTTTGCTAGAGAACACAAGCGGAGCCGAACAAAGGATAGTAGAATGGGCTAGTCCCGTTAGGGTATTCAATCTTTCTCGGACTGTATTAAAACCCGATGATTTAAACGCTATCCTTGATTTTCATGAAGAAATGAAAGGATCAAAAGAAGACTTTCTTTACCGCGATCTTTCTGATTATGAGGTTAAAAAAAATCTTTACTATCCTTTAACTTATTGTTCACCAACTTTTCCTATCAGACCAGAAAAAATCATTAATGTTCCTTATCAATCTGGAATTTATTGCCTGCAAAACATTGTTAGATAAAATTTACTATGTCTTTAATTTATTGTAATCCCAGTTTCCCCGCTAGACCAATAAAGATTATAAATCTTTCAGCAGATATTCCTCCCATGACAGAAGGAATATTTTCTCCAGAGAATAATGGAATTAATACAGAATTTATCTTGCTTAAAAAATATCTTATAGGCGATCCTGTAGGCAATACTAATGAAGTTGGGATCAATATTCATTACAGACCTATTCTTTATCCAGATGTTGAAAATCTAAAGATTTATATAGGAAATACAGAAATACCACAATCAGAATATATAGTAGCTCCTGGTAAAATAGTTTTTAATAATCCGCCTCCTAGTAGCCCCAAATTAACTTGGGAAGGCACTTTTAAGGTATTGTGTCATTTTGAAGAAGACAAACTAGATTATCAACCTATTACAAAAAATAGAGATAACACTATTTTTTCTATCCCAAAATTAATTTTACGAGAATCAAGAATTGAACCTGAAATTGCATTGCTACCTAGTGATATTTTTTATCCAAATTTAAATCACGATTTTAACTTAAATTTGACTAAAAGGTGTACAATTTCTCCTAAATTTGAGACAAATATTATTAGTTTATCTAGTGGAGAAAGAAAAAGATTTTCTCGGAGAAATATTCCTTCTGACATTAGCTCTTTACAGCAAAGAAGAACTTTATCTCAAAAAGATATTGATTATCTGATTGCCTTGTGGTTGTGCGCCAAGGGTTCAGGAGCGACATTTCGTTATCCTGATTTAGTTAACGATTTATCAATTTTGTCCCGATTCAACTCTGTCTCTTTGAGCTACCAGAACCAATCCTCTTTACAGATTTATTCACTTGGAGAATTACAGATAAGGAGATTTACTGAGGGAATACAACAAGATTCAGGGTTAGAAGATTCTTTTGCAAATCCTGTTTTAACGCTGTGTTATTGCGTTTTAATTGAACTTACAAACGGAGAAAAGCTTGGTTATACAAATTTTTCCCAAGACTTAACAATTGGTGGGGTAGTATTTCGAGCAAAGCAAGCCCTTGATCCGACTGCAATAGAAAAGCAATTGGGAATACAATCGGATAATCAGGAATATAGAGGTGCTTTTAGTGATAATATTGACGAAAATTTACTTTTTTCTAATAGATTTAGAGAAGCTCGAATTATTACAGCAGTTGTTGACTGGAGAGACCTACCTAATTCACTTTTAGATATTCCAGACGAGCAAATACAAATAGGTTATGTGGGAGAAATTAAATCACTTGGTAGCGAAAGCTATACACTTGAAAATCTTACTGGCTCTAGTATTAATTTAAGGCAAAGTAGAGACGAAAAAACATCACCTTTTTGCCAATGGGCTTTTGGACAGGATAACGGTGATAACTCAGGATGCCGTAAAGAAGTACCATTTTACGAAACTCAAGTAGCTAATGTTGCTAATCGGAGAGACTTTGAGGTGTGGGGAGAATATCAAAATCTTGCTTGGGGAAAATGCACATTTACAGACGGAGCAAATAAATCAGCTACTTACGCAATTTACCGAACTGTTCCAATATTTGGAGGTAAAACCCAAATTCAGTTATTTACTGAAGCACCTGGACCCGTAGCTACCCACGATGGCGTAATCCTTACTGCTGGCTGTGACAAAACTTACAATACTTGTAAAAACACTTGGAATAATGCTATAAATTTTGGAAATATCCCCAGTTTTGGCAACTTTATGCCCGGAAATGACTTTTTGTTAAGCTCTCCAAAGCAAAGCTAAGTTTTTCTAAAAAAATTAATCATCAAAAAAAATATTTACAGTATAAAATATAAAATAAATTCAGTTTACCATGAACTACTTTTTTATTGTTTCTACACCAGCACCTTATAACGAACCGCAACCAGCACGACTAACGTTTTCTGATATTAGCTCTATACTTAGCATCGTTATTTCAGTCGGGGGGATTTTTGTAGTATATCTTGCTTTAAAATCAAAATCAGAAGCACAAGAGTTGGATAATAACACAATAAAACACACAGCTACTCAAATGGAGAAGCTAGAAGTAAGAATCGAAAAAATGGTTGATAAAGTCGTTGATAAAATCTCCACAAGCATGGATCGATTGGATAAATTGACTTTAGATTTATCTACAAGATTGGCGATTATAGAAAATGAACAAAAATCTTTATCAAATAATCAAAGGCAAATTGAGACAATAAGAGCTAAACAGGAAGATATGGATCATCGTCTTACTTTAATCGAACAGCAAATTAAGACTAAATCTTAAGTTGATAAAATTATTAATCTTGTTGAATAAACTATCATGAAATCCCTAACGGCAAATCGCAACACTATTTTAAAATCACACCTAATTGACTCCAGTTCCGAAAGTCTTCCCCAAGACTTTAGAACAATCCAAATTAAAGTTGGACAAAAAGTGATTTATAGTCAGATTCTCAAAACAGAAAAAAATCACTATTTACTAGAAGTAAAGCCCCCGATTGAGGGTAAATTTAATTGGTACGCTTTTGTTGGTCACTTTGACGACCCTAATCCCTCTGTAGTCCGCAAGGATCAAGTTGAGGGTGTGTTTGACAGGCTTAACGATAAAATTACTGATTTTCAGTTTCAAAAATTAGATGAGTGCCTTAAGAGATTTGACATTACCACAGTGCAAAGAGTTCAACATTTTTTAAGCCAAATAGCTCATGAATCAGCAGGATTACGGTATCTGGTAGAAATCCACGACGGCTCAAATTATGAAGGACGAAAAGACTTAGGGAATACCAGACCTGGTGACGGCAAAAAGTTCAGAGGTGTAGATGCTCTCCAAATGACTGGCAGAGCCAATTATCAGGCATTTGCTAACTATATAGGCGATCAGCGTATTATGGAAGGGTGGCGATATGTTAGAGAAAGATATTTATTTTTACCATCTGGATTTTGGTGGATGAATAACAAAATGAACGAACTGTGTGACCGTGGGGCAACAGTAGAACAAATTACCCGTCGCGTCAACGGTGGTACAAATGGACTAGCTGAAAGAAAACGATATTATGAGAGGGCTTTAAGATTTATCTAGAATCTTGACAATTCAAAAAGTAACCTGTAATATTTAGTTAAAGCCAGAGGTTGTCATGAAAAAAGAATTTCGCCCGTTAATTTTAGAGACAGTAGAAGGTTATCCGGCATTTATTAACTGTTACGAGATTACGGACATCACCTATTTATCTGCTGAAGATAATTACATAGTCGATGCAACTTCACAAGTGGGAATCACAATATCTAATGTTGCGGCTAAGGCTTTAATGGAAGCGTTAACTACTGATTTATTTTTTTCCAGTGATGACGTTGACGAAAGAAAAGTTTTGCGGAGCGATGGGACGTTTGATAGATTTTTTTAATATTTAGATTTCTCCTTGGGTGATTTAAGGCAGGCCATCAACAAAATGGTCTGTTTTTCTTATATCATAGAAATAGTACACGGCAGTTCCAATGGCAAAAAAGAAGAAAAAGGATGATCAAACATTAAGAGGTTCTCAGCGATCCCTTACCTCACCAGGGATCGTGTCAGTATCACGTCGCTACGATTTAGAGATTACGGAAAATCCTATCCGTGATCCGAGAATATCAAGAGAATTAATCGAACTTAATCAATGGTGTTACGAGGTAATTCACGCCTTAAACATGGCCGCTTCTGATACCTTTGCTTCTGATGACGGGGATGATCAGGGATGGGTAGTAGCCAAAACCCTTGATGATGAAGAAACTCCTATTAACTCAGAAGTGTTTGCCATTGCAGAAGATATTAGGTTAAGAAAGCAGAATTTTTCAACCTACATGATTGGTGGGGATAGACTCAAGAAAGCCTTAAGATGGGCATTGGGGAAGGGAGAATGTTTTCTAGAGTTAGGCATTGAACGAGAGGGTTTATCTGCTAACAAGTCTAAGGATTTTGGTGTAGCAAAGACTCTTTATTTACCTACCTTTGAGATGTTTAGAAAAGAAACAGATCAAGGGGAATTAATAGGATTTGAGCAAAGAAAATACGTTTCGGAGTCTGATCCTGATTATTTTTTTGAACCCTATAAAATCTGTCATATTCGCCATGAGCCTGATTTTCTTTATGGTCGCTCTCTTTGGTTAGCTTCTTTAGATGCTTGGGCTGATGTTAAACAAGCTTTCGATAATTTGATTAGGGCATCCAATGACCTAGGAGTTTCCCCGACTCTTCATATCATGCCAGGTATTTCTACCGAGCAAGAAAGAATTTATGAGCGAGAATTAGAAATCCGTAGAAAAAGTGGCATCATAACCGATCATATTCTCAGCTATCCTGGACAAGATATTCGCAAAATGACTAATTTTAACTCTGATTTAACAGGGTTAATTGATACTCTTTTGCAATGCCGGTACAAGCTAATTATCCCTGGATTCCCGACCTATTTCTTCCCAGGATTAGAATCAAAAGGGGGAACTAAAGAGTTATCCCGGTCGCCTGATCGTCGCTATTCTAGGATGAGATACGGATGGTGTCAGCTTCTTAGCGGTGCTATTAAACAGGTAATTGATACAGAAATCATTCTCAGAAAAGGATTAGATTTTTATACTGAAAATGCTAGGAATAAATATCGGATATTGTGGCCAGAATGGAGTGAATCTATAGATGGTCTATCAGGAGGGGAGGTTGAAGACACTGGCTCTGATTTAACCGATGAAGAAACTAATAAACAACCCGTTAAGAAACTAAATATAAATCAAAATGATTAATCAAATTATTCACGGTGATTGTTTTGATGTTTTAAAAAATATTCCTGATAATTCCATTGATTTAATCCTTACCGATCCTCCCTATGGACTTTCGTTCATGGGTA